TTGGTCACGAGCCAGCTCCAGGAGTGCCTGCTCGTAGGCCGCCTCGCGTTCGCGATGTCTCTCCAAGCGTTCTTTGCGCGTCATTTTCCTGCCACACGCCTCAAAAGGAAGTTCAGCCTCGTCTGCTTCTTCAGGCAGGAGGCCTTCAAGAACCCAAGTCAGCGTCTCACGCCAGGAGAGGTAGTGCTGCCTGATGAAGCAAGCCGCAATCTCCTCGTCAGCCTCGAAGATAGGATGCACTTTTCCTGTGAGCTCGTCGAAGACGCTCTCCCCGTGAAGAGACCACTCTCTCCGAGCTGACAAATACGCCTGAGCGGTTTGCTGAGCATCTGAAATGTTGCCACGGCGCACGACGCAAACCAAGGACTTGAAGGTGCTCTCCAACTCTAAAGGAGCTAGAATCCTCCCCTCAAACTCAACAAACTTCCTCTTCAGAAAGTCGAAACGAAAGATGGACACGAAAGGGACTGATTCTGAGATCTTGTCCGGCATGGTGTACTCGACTCTGTGCCGCGCCAATACCAACTGCACGCTCGAGTGGTTAAACTCGTCGCGCGTACTCGACATGACGTTGTCGTCACCGAGCGTAGCCAGACGAATGTGCTCTCTGAAGCTCCCGAGACCCTCGTTCGGAAAAATCTTCGCATAGCACAGCCTCATGTAGAGACTGTTGACCAGCGAGTTGATGATGACCGTCAGTGGGTGTCCCGAGGAGTTGCTGCCGTAAAGCATCGCGACGTCTCCGTTGAAGTTCACGTAAGGATAGCACACGTCCGTGGCAAGTCCTCTTTGGATGAGGTAATCCTCCTCCGAGAAGTTCCCAGAGGCCTTGTTGAGCTCCATAAGAATCCAGAAGGCATAGTACACCATGACGCACGACATCTGCTTATCGAAAGCCTTGAAGTCGCCGAAAATCATTCGGTCACAGACTGTGGCATCTCTTGTGAGATAGTGGAAGAGGTTCTCCCACTGCTCGCCGTAGCAGTTCAACCCAGCCATGCACTCAGTGTGCAAATTGTTGCGCATGATCGCCTCGGAAACTTTGATGAACTGCTCTCGCATCACAATAG